GGGAAGACTTGGATGGAGCATGGTAATTTACCAGATGATAATAAGGAAGAGGAATCTCAACCTACACAATCAAATACTCAATCAACAACTTCAGCACCCGCTGCAGTGAGTAATTCAACAACTACAGATGTAAAAGATGCATTTGAAGATTTATTCAATAATTAAAAATAAGTTATAATGGCTAAAACAAATCGTGATGAATTATCATCGATTTTAGCAGATAACCTTAACAAAAAGTTCAAAGGACAAGCGAAAGTAGCTTACTTTCTTGATGGCTCCGAACAGACACCCACCGATTTAACTGAGTGGGTGTCTACAGGAGATGATATGCTAGATTTAGCAATATCTAATCGACCTCACGGTGGATTTCCTGTTGGACGAATAGTTGAGGTTACTGGACTAGAAGCGAGTGGTAAATCTCTGTTGGCAGCACATACATTAGCAAATACCCAAAAGAAGGGTGGAATGGCAGTGTATATTGATACAGAGAATGCAATTAACCAAGAATTCTTAGAAGCATTAGGAGTAGATACTGCAAAGTTACTTTATATACCTTTGGAAGCAGTAGAAGATATCTTTGATGCTATGGATTCAATAATTGAATCAATTAGAAAAACTAATAAAGATAAATTAGTTACTATTGTAGTTGATTCAGTAGCAGCAGCAACTACTAAGGTAGAGATGGCAGCTGATTATGACCAAGCGGGTTATGCTACTCAAAAAGCAATTATTATTTCAAAAGCAATGAGAAAGATTACAAATCTTATTGGTAGAGAGAGAATATTGGTTGTATTTACAAATCAACTTAGAGTTAGATTAGGAGTATCCTTTGGAGACCCTTATACTACATCAGGCGGGAAAGCATTAGGTTTTCACGCTAGTTGTAGATTAAGAATGAAACAAATGGGTAAACTGAATTCTAAGCTAGGGGGTGTTGAACAAACTGTTGGTATTAAGACCAGAGTACAGGTTATTAAGAATAGAATGGGACCACCACTAAGAGCAGTTGATTTTGAAATATATTTTGATAGAGGTATTGATAGATATGGGTCGTGGTTAAACACTATGAAAACATATAAATTAATACAGATAGCAGGAGCTTGGTACACTTGGGTTGATGAATCAACTGGAGAAGAAATCAAATTTCAAGCAAAAGGTTTTACAAAAATCTTAGAAGATAGACCAGAGGTAAAGGAACAAATGTATAAACAAATCTGTGATGCATATATCTTAGGATATAAAGAGGCAACTGAAAATGCAAATACAGATACAACTAAACTCGATGAAGGACACGAAATCTAATTATAAAGAAATGTTCAATAACTTATCAAAAACTCCTAAAAAGGATGTAAATGATAAAGTAATGATTGTAGATGGGTTGAATTTGTTTATCAGATGTTTTGGAGCAGTTCCAACTCTGAATGATGATGGAGAGCACGTTGGTGGGGTAACAGGATGTCTGTTATCCCTCGGCGCTCTTATTCGTAACAACAAACCAACGAGGGTGTTGGTTGTGTTTGATGGTAAGGGTGGTTCTCAACGTAGAAAGAAAATGTTTAAGGGATACAAAGAAGGTAGAACTGGGTTAACTAAGGTTAACAGAATGGTTGGGTACGAAGATTTGGAAGACCAAGCAGAATCTATGAAAAAGAACTTCTCTATGTTAATCAAATATTTAGAGTTTCTACCTGTTGATTTATGTATTATGGATTACATCGAAGCCGATGATATTATGGCATATGCCGCCAGACATATATTTAAGAAAGAAGTTTTGATAGTATCATCTGATAAGGATTTCTTACAATTGGTTGATGATAGAATTTCAGTATATCTACCAACTAAAAAGAAAATGATGTACAAAGATGATGTAAAAGAACTATATGGAGTTCCATCAAAGAACTTAGTATATTACAGAATCTTCGATGGTGATAAATCCGATAATATTCCTGGTGTAAATGGGATAGGACCTAAAACATTAGTTAATAAGTTAGATTTCCTACAATCAGAGGGTCTTACATTGGATACTTTATTAGAAAGGGTATCTGAGATGGATGATGAGAAACTGAAAAACAAAATATTAAAAAATACTGATACTTTGAAATTGAATTACGATTTAATGCAGTTATCAGAACCAATAATGGGTTCGGCTATTACTTCAAATGTAAGAGCTATAATAGAATCACCAATTAATCAACTAAACTCATTCGGATTCAAAAAAGAATTTATGGTTGATAAATTATACACCGCATTTAAGAATGTAGAAGTGTGGCTAGTAAACTCTTGGGGAGATTTGGATAAATATTCAAAACAAACTAAGAAATAATTTGGTAGTTACGATTATAAATCGTATATTAGTACAATAATAAATACTTAATGGATAAATTTGGAAATAAATTTGGGACATCGTTCCAAATAAAGATAATCTCATCTCTGCTCTCAGACAGAATATTCTTGCAACAAATGTACGATATTCTTAAACCTGAAATGTTTGATTCTGATGCTAATGAATGGATAGTTACTAAAACGTTATCTCACTTTGATGACTTTCAACAACTACCTACATTAGATGTCTTTAAAAACGAAGTAGATAAGGTTGAGAGGGATGTTCTTAAACAATCTATAGTAGATAACCTAAAGCAAGTTTGGAATGGCTTAGAATCGAATGATTTAGATTATGTTAAAGAAAAATCATTAGAGTTTTGTAAGAACCAAACCTTTAAGAATGCAATCTTAGAATCGGTAGATTTATTAAATGATGGTAAGTTTGATATAATCAAAGAGAAGATTGATAATGCTATGAAAGCAGGACAAGATACTGATATTGGACATGAGTATAAAGAAAACATTGTTGAAAGATATGAATCTACAGTTAGAGATGTAGTTCCTTGCGGATGGGATGTTATCGATGAATTAGTAGATGGTGGTTTTGGTAAAGGTGAATTGATTATATTTGCAGCACCACCGGGTATTGGTAAATCTTGGGCATTAGTAAATGTTGGTATGGCAGCTGCTAAAGCTGGTAAAACTGTAGTTCATTATACATTAGAACTTAATGAAGGTTATGTTGGACAGAGATATGATTCAGTATTAACTGGAATACCTGTACCTAAACTTAAATTTGAAATTGATGAGGTTAGAAGAAAGGTAGAAGCATTACCTGGCGATATCGTTGTAAAACATTGGCCTACTAAATCTGCAGGATTGAATACTATGAGAGCATCGTTAGATAAATTGAAGTTACAAGGTAAAGCACCTGATTTAATTATATGTGATTACGCTGATTTATTAAAAGGTAATAGTAGAAAGGAACGACACGAAGAGTTAGAAGAGATTGTAGAAGGTTTAAGAGGTATTGCAGGTGAATATGAAGTTCCACTATTCACAGCATCTCAAATCAATCGTAGTGGAGCTGATGCAGATGTTATCACTGGTACTTCAATCGCTGGTTCGTTCTCTAAGTTGATGACAGCAGATTTTGTAGTATCATTAAGTAGGAAGATTGAAGATAAATTAGCAGGTACAGGTAGATGGCACGTAATAAAAAATAGATTTGGACCAGATGGAATGACTCTACCATCAAAAGCCAATATGAGTAATGGTAGGATTGATATCTACAATGATGATTCCATTGATGGTAAAAAAACCCAAAAGGATATGAACAATGGTGGTGAGTTAGTAAGAAAGAATCTGTTACAAAAATATAACGAAATGAATAAAGATATTGATTTTTAATCCATATATATTATAACCCACAACAATTAAATAACAAAATAATAAAGACAATTATGAAACAACTATTTACAGAACGAGTTCCGTATAAACCATTTGAATATCCACAATATTATACCGAAGGTTGGTTAAAACAAGCACAAGCGTTTTGGTTACATACTGAGATACCAATGCAAGGTGATATTAAAGATTGGAATGAAAATTTAACTAAAGAGGAAAAGAATTTAGTTGGTAATATTCTTTTAGGATTTGCACAAACAGAATGTGCAGTATCCGATTATTGGACTACTATGGTTACTAAGTGGTTTCCAAAGCACGAAATTAAACAAATGGCTATGATGTTCGGTTCGCAAGAAACAATTCATGCAACTGCATATTCATACCTAAACGAATCTTTAGGATTAGAAGATTTTGAGGCATTCCTACACGAACCTGCAATAGCAGAGAAGTTTGATTTTCTAACATCTACTACAGCCGAATGGACACATACGGATTTACAAACAAATCCTATAGCACGAAAAGAAGTAGCCAGGTCATTAGCAATATTCTCAGCATTCGCCGAAGGGGTATCTTTATATAGTTCTTTCGCAGTTCTATATAGTTTTCAAATGAGAAATCTTTTAAAAGGTATCGGGCAGCAAATGAAATGGAGTGTAAGAGATGAATCATTACATTCTAAAATGGGATGTGAATTATTCAGAGAAATATGTAATGAGTACCCAGAACTTCATAATGAAGTTAAGGATGATGTTCAGCAGGCAGCAAAATATATGATAGAAATGGAACATAAGTTCATTGATATGATATTTGAGCAAGGTGATTTAGAAAACCTTAACAAAAGTGATTTAAAAGAGTTTATCTCTAAAAGAGGTAATGAGAAATTAAAAGAGTTGGGTTACAAACCAACATTTGAATTTAATGATAAAAAAGCATCTAATTTAGATTGGTTCTACCATTTGACAGGTGGAACAACGCATACCGATTTCTTCGCAGTTAGACCTACTGATTATAGTAAGGCAAATGAAGGTGAAGATTTCAACGATATTTGGTAATAATAATAAAAAAAAAACAAGTTATGAATTTTGATGAATTGATTACAAACGTAATCGGATGGGCAGATGATAAGAACATCTTAAAAAGTGAAAACGCCCCAAAACAGATGTTAAAGGTTGTGGAAGAAGTGGGTGAAACCGCAGGAGCTCTCCTTA